GGTGTAATTGCACAAGATGTTCAAAAAGTACTTCCCGAACTTGTCGGAACAAAAAAATCGCTTGAAGGAGGTGAAGAAACACTTACTGTTGATTACAATGGTTTAATTGGTGTATTGATCCAAGCCGTCAAAGAATTATCAAAACAAGTCGAAGAATTAAAAAATTAAAATATGGCACTAATTGGAAATTGTACGCATACAACTTATTCAGACCACAAAACAGAAACAGAAGTGGTAACTTGGGTTGATTCAGACGAAACTGTACATACAGAAACCGTTCCATTAAAAGTTGCAAACACGCAATCTTATGAAGGCATATATTTAGTTATTACACAAGTTGACAACTTCAACAATTGGGCAGTTGGTTATTCCAACAAGGCGTTGATTGCATATTATAAAGTCTATGCAAATCAAGAGGCTCGTGACCTTGATAATAGTGATTTCTTATTTGAAGAAAGTATTGGGTTGGATAATCTTGATTTAGATCAACCTTTGTATTCTCAAATATATACACAAATAAAACAAGTTGAAGGATTAGGAAATTTAATAGACGGATAAAATGGCAGTTGTATCAAGCGGCGAAATAAAATTAATCGGAGACGTAAATCTTGAAATTAACGGAAACACAACGGACACGAATGTTTCTTTGATTACGTTGTCAGTTGGTGCAAGTTTTACTGAACCTCACGGATTGACTGAATTTTATGGTTATCAAGATGCGATTGCTCCAAGTGTTTCAACAAACGCATTAAGTAGCGCAACAACTTCTTCAATGACTGCGAGTGGGAATGTGACAAGTGACGGGGGAGCTACTATTACTGAACGTGGATTTTACTTTGGCACAAATTCAACGGCAGCGACAAGCAATACAAAATACACGGTTAGTGGAACGACTGGAGCATATACAAGGTCATTTACTGGTCTCAGTTCATCAACAACTTATTATTGTTGGGCATACGCTACAAATTCCTCAGGAACAACAATTGGTTCACGGGTTAATTTAGCAACATTAACACCTTACAGTCCAACAGTTGTTCAGCCTGACAGTGGTTCAGGGTTTTATTTTAGTCAAAATGACCCTGCAGCAACGTATTACATTCAGTATTTGAATCCACAGACAAATTCATACGTCACATACGCGTCAACTTCTTGGGGTGCAAATCAAGCATCAACAAAACAATCACCTGGAACAACAAACATAAAAGCGTTTCAAAACACAACAACTCGTTATTTTATAAGTTTTGTGCCATATTGGTACGGGTTGATACAGATTACATTAAACACGGGTGGTTCTTGTCCAATCACAAAAGCATCCGCAACGGGTGGAACAAACAATCCAAGTGGATTTAGCGCAACTAACTACGCAAATGCTACAAATAACGTGGTGCAATTAAATACAAATAATACAAGTAATAGTTACTATGCATTTTTAACTGTAACAGATTAAATTTAAAAAAATGGGATTAACAGGAAATTTTTCAACCTTTACATATTCAGACCATCCGACAGATACTGAAGAACAACAAATCATGTATCCGCCAAATTTACCAAGCGATGACCCAAATTACGAAAATCGTGGGCAAACTGTAACTGTGAGCGTACCTGTACAAGTTGAAACAGAAACAGTAAATGAAAACAAATATATTAATATCAATTCGGCAAATGTTTTTGTTGCTAATATTTACAAAGACGGGGTCGAACAAGACGTTAGAATGATAAATTTTTGCTACAGAAGTTATGGGTCAAAGGCTGACCGTGCTGCTGATATTAATGATTTTGAAACTGAAGTACATACACAGATATTTGAATTGCCAAGCGGTGACCGTACTGAAGTACAAAAATGTTACGACTTACTAAAATCTGAACGTGGATTTTCTAGTATGATAGATGACTAATGGAAGAGCTAAAAACAAACGCCAAAAAATAAATAAATGAATAATATAAGAACATACATACTAAGCATATTTGCGTTCTTAATTTTTCAAGTTGGGTTTTCTCAAGAAAATGAACAGCATATAATTAAGTCCCCAACCAAAGAGCTTAAAATGGTTCTTTACTCTAACGGGAAGCCCGTGGTTGAAGGGTATGTTATCGCTGTAGGGGATAAACTTATTAATAACGGTATGTTTGTGGTCTATAAACCAGACGGGTTTGTAGAACAAACCATACACTATGATATGGGTAAGATAGTTAAAATCACTAACTTTAGTGATGAAAATAAAATGTAATGAATTATATTAGAAAGATTTCAGTTGGAGCAGACTACAAGAATGCCATGCACTATATAGTTAATCAAGAGGTTCTAGGGGGATCATACACAATAAGTGATATAGCTCAAGAGCAAGAAGGGTTCAGTGTTTGGGTCAAGAAAAACGAAGAGTCTGTAAAATGGAAAGAGTTTAAAGACATTCCAATAGTAGTAGAATACAATATAAATTTAATATGACACCAAGATGGGATTATTTAGTAAAGCCATTCGGGAAAGAGTACAACAACACAAAGACAATAGCGGATCAAGAGTTCACGATAAACACTTCGATAGAGGATGCCAGCTATGTGAACAGGCTGGGAGTTGTGTGTGCGGTGCCGAAGGGTGGAGAGATACCACTTGGTAGCCTAGTAGTTGTTCATCACAATGTGTTTAGAACATACTTAGACGCCAAGGGTAAGAAGAGAAAAAGTAACGAGTTCTTTAGGGATGGAGAGTATCTAGTTAATCCTCAAAGAATATACATGTACAAGGATGACAAGGGGTGGAAAACTACAAAAGATTACTGTTTCATTTCTCCTATCGATCATAATCAAGATAACGAAATTTATAGATCGGACAAGAAGGAAGAAGAGCATGTGGGAATTGTAAAGCATAGCTCTGTATTTGATGAGGGAGAAAAAATAGGGTTTACTAAAAACTCAGAGTATGAGTTTACCATAGACGATCAAAAAGTCTACAGAATGAATCATAATGATATTTGTATTAAATTTAATTAAATGAGTGGTAAAGACACAATAAATGTGAAGTCTAACGGACTTCGAAACGAGCTCAAAGAAATAAGAAAGAGTATCGACAAACTAACCAACGCCATTCTTATGGCACAAACAAACAAACAACATGAAAAAATTATTTATCACGACAGCAGTGGTCATTTTAATGGCAAGCTGTGGAGCACAACAACAAGTAATTCAATTGAACAAGAAGAGGTTTGAAGATCTGACTAAAGATATTTGCATAGAAAATGAACACGAAGTTAGATTAGCGCAAGCACTATGGAACGAGATAATGAAAACAAAGTAGTTGAGACTATAAACAGAGTTATAGAAGCAGGTGAAAGGGCTGTAGAGGAACTAATAAAAGTAGCGCAAGAAAAGATTATTACAGGAAAGCCTGATGATGATTTAGCTGCCGATAGATTAAAGAATGCTGCAGCAACTAAAAAGCTTGCGATATTTGATGCTTTTGAAATACTTCAAAGGATAGAAAACGAAAGAGAAAAGCTTAATGGCGAAGATCAGACTAAAGACGGCAAAGGAAAAGATACGGGATTCCAAAGCTTTGCAGAGTCCAGAGGACGAAAGTCTTGAGCTATGTAAGGTTATCTCTCATATCGATGATAAGACTAGGGATAAGCTAAACAAAAAGAAAGCTTGGGACTATGGATATAACAGTGAGCACGATGTAGTTGTTATATCAAAATCTGGACAAATTGGTGAAGTTGTTGAAGTGCAAAATTTAAAAATAGCACTACCTTTGCAACCGAAAGAAATTCACAAAAGAAGTGAAAAAGACTCGGACCAATATTGGGAGCCATTTGAGTATCCAAAAGAACTGTCAAGGATCAAGACCATTTTCCAGTGGAATGAGTATCCGAATGCATTCAAAGAGTCATGGGTCGACTACATTGAGGATGAGTTTGATAGGAGAGAGAGTGGTTTTTGGTTTAAAAATAATGGTTCTCCTACTTATATTACTGGGTCTCACTACATGTACCTCCAATGGACAAAGATCGATATTGGGCATCCAGAATACAGAGAATCAAACAGAATCTTTTTTATCTTCTGGGAAGCCTGTAAAGCAGACGACAGATGCTACGGCATGTGCTACCTCAAAAACAGACGTTCAGGATTCAGCTTCATGTCATCAGCAGAAACAGTTAACCAAGCTACAGTCACCTCCGATGCTAGGTTCGGTATTCTATCCAAGAGTGGTGCAGATGCAAAGAAAATGTTCACAGACAAAGTCGTGCCAATCTCAACAAACTATCCCTTCTTCTTCAAGCCAATCCAAGATGGGATGGACAGACCAAAGACAGAGCTTGCATACAGAGTGCCAGCATCAAAGCTCACAAGAAGGTCTATTGCAGACACGGAGAGTAATGACGACCTTGCAGGACTCGACACAACCATTGACTGGAAAAACACTGGAGATAACTCATACGATGGTGAAAAGCTACGTCTACTCGTCCACGATGAATCTGGAAAGTGGGAACGTCCCGATAATATCCTCAACAACTGGCGTGTCACTAAAACTACACTAAGGCTAGGTAGAAGAATCATAGGTAAGTGTCTAATGGGATCTACCTCAAATTCTCAAGACAAAGGAGGGGGAAACTTTAAAAGACTTTACAGAGACTCTGACGTAACGCAAAGAAACGCAAACGGTCAAACCAAAAGCGGAATGTACTCTTTATTTATTCCTATGGAGTGGAACTTTGAAGGGTTTTTAGATCAATACGGACAGCCAGTCTTCAGGAAGCCAAATAAAGCCGTTTTAGACCATTACGGAGACGTTATAGATGGAGGGGTACTAGACTACTGGGAAAATGAAGTAGAGAGCCTTAGAAGCGATTCTGACGCACTTAATGAGTTCTATAGACAGTTCCCTAGAACGGAAGGTCATGCATTTAGGGATGAAGCAAAGAATAGTTTATTTAATCTCACAAGAATATACGAGCAGATAGACTTTAACGATAATCTACAAAGACAGCGTGTGGTTCAAAGAGGAGGGTTCTCTTGGAGGAATGGTGTTAAGGATACAGAGGTTATATGGACACCAGAGAAACATGGAAGGTTTTATGTAAGTTGGATACCACCTCTTGAGCTTAGAAACAGGGTTATAAATAAAAATGGATTTAAGTATCCAGGCAATGAGCACATAGGTGCTTTTGGATGTGACTCTTATGATATATCAGGGACTGTTGGTGGTGGAGGTTCTAATGGTGCTTTACATGGATACACTAGAATGAATTTAGATGGTCCTACTAATATGTTCTTCTTAGAGTATGTATACAGACCACAAACGGCAGAGCTGTTTTATGAGGATGTTCTTATGGCTATGGTGTTTTATGGAATGCCAGTATTAGCTGAGAACAACAAGCCTAGGCTTTTGTATCACCTTAAAAACAGAGGATATAGAAAATGGAGCATAAACAGACCCGATAAACACAGAAATGATTTATCTAAAGCCGAAAGAGAGCTTGGGGGGATTCCCTCATCTCCAGCTGTAATATCTATACATGCTGAAGCAATAGAGAGTTATATAGAGAACAATGTAGGATTTAGTGATGAAGGTACTGGTAATATGTACTTTAATAGGACATTATTAGATTGGGCTAACTATGATATTGGTAATAGAACCAAGTTTGATGCAACAGTTAGTTCGGGTCTTGCTATCATGGCAAACCAGAAATACGTCATTAAGGCTAAAAGAAAAGATACAGAAATAAATGTTAACTTTGCAAGGTATAATAATACAGGCACAGTTAGCTCTATTATAAAGTAAAAATATGCGAGGAACTTCTGGGAAGTACGTTATTGGATTTCCAAATCAATTAGCTTCAGATGCTGAGAAAGCATCAAAAGAATATGGGCTTATGGTAGGGCACGCTATAGAGTCTGAGTGGTTTAGAAAAGAGGGTGGTCAATCAAGGTTTTACAACAACCGTGACACCTATCATAAACTAAGAACATATGCAATGGGCGAGCAGTCTGTAAGAAAGTATAAAGACGAGCTTGCTATTAATGGAGACATATCATATCTAAACTTAGATTGGACTCCAGTGCCTATTATACCTAAGTTCGTAGACATTGTAGTTAATGGCATTTCAAATAGATTGTTTGATGTAAAAGCTGAGGCGATTGACCCAGTATCTTCAAACAAAAAGGCGATGTACAAGAATCGCATCCAGACAGAGATGCGTAACAAAGAAGACTTCGAGGAAATCGGAGCTATGCTAGGAAAGGATATGTTTAGCGTACAGCCAGACATGCTTCCTGAAACAGATGATGAGCTAGACATACATATGCAAATCGATTACAAAGATGATATCGAGATTGCTGAGGAAAAAGCTATTACATCTGTATTAAAGCATAACAACTACGAACATATAAAGAAAAGAATTGATGAAGACTCTACAGTTATTGGAGTCTCTGCTGCAAAGCATACATTCAATACTCATGATGGAATAAAAGTTGATTACGTTGACCCAGCTGATTTAGTATTCAGTCCCACAGAGGATCCTCACTTTCAGGATTGCTATTACTTTGGAGAGGTTAAAAATGTAAACATTACGGAGATCAAAAAGGTTGATCCATCAATAACACAAGAAGAGATAGAAGAGATTGCCAAGTCGGCATCTAAGTTTGATTCATATCAAGGAATGCGAGGTGGTTATAAAACTGACTCATTTGATAAGAATACTGCAACATTATTATATTTCTGTTACAAGACTGACAAGAATATCGTATACAAGAAAAAGAAAACAGCACAAGGCGGAGAAAAAGTGCTAAGAAAGGACGATCAATTCAACCCACCTAAAACAGAACAAGCACGTTTTGAAAAATTATCTAAAAGAATTGATGTATGGTACGAAGGTGTTCTTGTATTAGGAACGAACAAAATCCTCAAGTGGGAACTGATGAAAAACATGGTGCGTCCAAAGAGTTCAATGGAGAGAGTGTACGCTCCCTACGTTGTGTCTGCGCCAAAAATGTACAGAGGTCAGATTGATTCACTTGTAAAAAGAATGATTCCTTTTGCGGATCAGATACAACTATTACACCTTAAACTTCAGCAGGTTGCTGCCAAGATGATTCCAGACGGAGTCTTTATTGATTTAGACGGACTATCAGCAATAAACCTAGGGAACGGAAATACATACTCTCCACAGGAGGCTTTAAATATGTACTTCCAAACAGGTTCTGTATTAGGTAGAAGCCTAACTGAAGAAGGAGAGTTTAACAGTGGGAAGATCCCAGTACAAGAGTTAACCTCATCTGGAGCTAACTCCAAGATATCCTCTCTTATTAATATGTACAACTACAATCTCAATATGTTGAGAGGCGTGACAGGCTTAAATGAAGCGAGAGATGGATCTATGCCAGACTCTAATGCACTAGTTGGTGTACAGAAACTAGCGGCACTAAACTCAAACACAGCTACCAGACATATCTTAAAGTCTGGACTCTTTATGACAGAGAGACTAGCAGAGTGTATTGCTTATAGGATGTCTGACGTTTTAGAGTATTCTGACATGAAGGATGACTTTGTAAAGAATATTGGAAAGTACAGCGTAGATATACTAGACGAAATCAAAGAGCTTCACTTACATGACTTTGGAATCTTTATTGAAATGCATCCAGACGAAGAAGAGAAGCAGATGCTAGAACAAAATATTCAGACTTCACTTTCTGCTGGAAAGATTGATATTGATGATGCCATTGATATTAGAAACATCAAGAACGTAAAGATTGCGTCACAACTTCTAAAGGTTAGAAAAAGACGTAAAGAGAAGCTTGATAACAAAAGACAGCAAGAAAACATTGCTCTACAGGCAGAGGCTAATCAGCAAGCAGCAATGACATCTGAACAAGCTAAACAGCAAACCGCATTAGCTAAGATGGAGGCAGAGGCTAAGATAAAACAGTTAGAGGCTGAACTAGAGATGCAAAGAATGCAGCAAGAGTTTATGCTTAAGGCAGAACTCATTAAAATGCAGAAGGGTATTGAAAGTCAAATAAAGTCTTCAGAGCTACAACTGCAACAAGAAAAAGATAGATACAAAGAAGATAGGAAAGACAAGAGAACAGCTAAGCAGGCATCTCAACAGTCGAAGTTGATACAGCAAAGACAACAAGACTTAGATCCTATAGACTTTGATGGTCAAGACACGTTAGGCTCAGGTATGGAGGGAATCGTGGGCATTGATTAATTTAATAATTTTGCAATAATCTAATTTAATTAAAATGGAATGGAAATTAAGAGCTTTGGATTCCGAAGGTAATCCTATAGAGCCAAAACAAGAAAGTGTACAACAAGAGGCACAAGAACCTGTACAAGAAAACGTACAAGAACAAGTGCAAGAGACTGTACAAGAAGAAGAATTAGTTAAAGAAACAACAGATGCCGTACAGCAGCAAGAAAACATCCAAGAGCAAGCCCAAGAGCAAGCCGAAGATGTACAAGAAAAAGAAGAAGTAGTATCCAAGCCAATTGAGCTTGATGATCAAAGTATATTAAACTACTTAAAAGAAAGACGAAACGTAGAAGTAGAGTCTTTAGACGTTCTTTTAAATAATGACAAAGAAGAAACGCAACCTTTACCAGAGGATGTGGCTAACTTCATGAAGTATAAGCAGGAGACTGGTAGATCCTTTGAGGATTATGCTAGGCTTCAGCAAGACTGGAGTTCTATGGATGATACTAACGTATTGCGTGAGTATTACAAACAAGAAAAGCCACACCTTGATGCTGAGGAGATTGACTACCTTATTAATGAGGAGTTCAGTTTTGATTCAGATCTTGATGAAGAAAAAGACATCAAGAAGAAAAAGATTGCGTACAAAGAAGAGTTATATAAAGCTAGAAACTACTTTGAAGCAATGAAGGAAAAATACAAAGCTCCCCTTGAGTCAAGAGAAGCCGAGATTCCAGAAAACTACAAAGAAGCTTTTAACTTTTATAATAAATACCAAGAAGAATTAGATCAAGAGTCTGCAACGCAGAAAGATAGATCTCGCATCTTCCAAGAAAAAACAAATGCCCTATTCAATGATGAGTTCAAAGGTTTTGAGTTTAAAGTCGGAGATAAGAAGCAAGTTTTTAAACCTAATGATGTAAGTAAGGTCAAAGAAAATCAGTTAGACATAAATAACTTCTTTAACCAACACTTAGATGAGAAGGGGATCGTGAAGGATGCAGCATCTTATCATAAAGCTTTGTTTGCAGCCACTAACGCTGATGCTTTATTTCAGTTCGCTTACGAGCAGGGTAAAGCAGATGCAACAGACGGACTAGTGAAGGAGACCAAAAACATCGATATGAGTGTTAGGTCAAATGCACCAACCGACACTGGCGGAACAAAGTTTAGAGCAGTAGACTCAGGAGATAATTTTTCGTTTAAAATTAGAAAACGATAATTAATCATTAAAAAACTTTTAAAATGAGTGTAACTATTTCTGGAGTACAAGGTGCGTTAACACCAGCTCCATCAAAGTCGACTTTATCGACTAACTATCTAGGTTCTGCTATTGAGTTTACTTCTCAATACTTACCTGATGTATACGAAGCAGAATTTGAAAAATACGGAAATCGTTCTGTATCTGCTTTTTTAAGAATGGTAGGAGCTGAGATGCCCTTCCAATCTGATGTAATTCAATGGTCTGAGCAAGGAAGACTTCACTTGGCTGTATCTGGCGCAACTAGATCTGCTGATGTTATCACGTCAAATGGACACCCTTTCCGCTTAAACCAAACAGTAATCATTTCTGACGGAACTGACCAAGACAAAGCTATCATTACAGGTGTAACTACTAACACATTTACTGTTGCTTCTTACTCTGGAGCAAACTTAGCTGCTGCTGTAGGAACAACTGGACTTAGCGTATTTGCTTTCGGTTCTGAGTTCAAGAAAGGAACTCTTGGAATGACTGGTTCTTTAGAAGCTCCTAAAGACATCCAAACTACTAACCCTATCATCATCAAAGACAAGTACGAAGTCAATGGTTCTGATATGGCGCAGATCGGATGGATCGAGGTAACTACTGAGAACGGTGCTACTGGATACCTATGGTACTTAAAATCAGAGCATGAAACTCGTCTACGTTTCGAAGATTACATGGAATTATCTCTTATCGAAGGAGAGCCTGCTGTTGCTTCATCTGGTGCTGAAACTGCTGGATACAAAGGAACAAAAGGTTTATTCTACGAAATCGAAAACAGAGGAAACATTGCTACTGGTTCAATTGCTGCTCGCACTGACTTAGAAGAGCTTATCAAAGTTCTTGACAAAGAAGGAGCGATCCAAGAGAATGTTCTTTTCGTTAACAGAACTAAATCTTTCGAGATTGACAATGTACTTGCTGCACAAAACAACAGCGGTGCTTCTACAAGCTCTTACGGTTTATTCGACAACGATGAAGAAATGGCAATCAGCCTTGGATTCAAAGGATTCAACTTAGGATATGATTTCTACAAAACTGACTGGAAATACTTAAATGACGCTACAACTGGAGCCTTAACTTCTGCTGTAGACGGTGTGTTAGTACCTGCTGGTACAACTACTATCTACGACCAAGTTCTAGGTAAAAATGCTGTACGTCCTTTCTTACATGTGAAGTACAGAAAGTCAGAAGCTGAAGATCGCAAGTACAAGTCTTGGATTACTGGTTCTGCTGGTAATGCTGGAATGACTAGCGACCTAGACGCTATGGAAGTACACTTCTTAAGTGAAAGAGCTCTTTGTGTTCACGGAGCAAACAACTTTATCTTATTGAAGTAATATTAATTAGGGGGATGGGATTCCTGTCCCCCTTTTTTTAATCTAATTAAATTCTAATAAAATGGCAAAAAAGAATACGGCTACCCAGCCACAATGGGAAGTAAAGGATAGAATATATATCCTAAAAGGTAATAGAACACCAGTTAACTTTATTCTACGTTCTAGACACCACTTAAATAAACCACTACAATATTTTGATGGAACGATGACAAGGTCTCTAAGATTTGCGTCTAATCAAACTTCTGTGTTTGAGGATGAGCAGTACGGAGATGTGACATTACCAGCAATTATATTTAAAGACGGTAAACTTGTAATTCCAAAAGAACAAGTGCTTTTACAGCAGTTTCTTTCATTGTATCACCCAGACCTTAATAAAGAGTATGAGGAGTTTGATCCTAATAAACTTGCTGAGGCGGAGATTGCATCTGAAGAAGAGAAGCTTGACGCACAAAACCTTGTTCGTGAAATGGACATAGAAGACCTAGAGGCTATTGCTCGTGTGGCATTAGATGGCTCTATATCTGATATGACTTCTAAAGAATTAAGACGTGATATGCTTGTGTATGCTAGAAAGAATCCAGCAGAGGTGATGGATTTAGCACAAGATGAGAATATCAAGCTTAGAAACCTTGCGGTTCGTGCAGTAGAGACGGGTGTTATCTTCATTAAGGATGACAACAGAACTGTATGCTGGAACAACAAGACTAAAGATAAGATTGTAACTGTACCTTATGGGGAGAATGTGTATTCAGCACTAGCTGCATTCTTTAAAACAGACGATGGTCTTGATGTCTTACAGGGCATCACCAATAAACTGTAGTGTTTCCACCCAACACTACCACCAAGGGGAGTCACGAAAGTGGCTCCTCTTTTTTTTGTATTTTTGTGGAAAGAATTGCTAATGATAGATCACGTTAGAAGCACTGTATTAAGTGTGCTAAATAAAGAGAATAGAGGGACGCTAACGGTGTCTCAGTTTAATGAGTATGCAAAGTATGCTCAACAGCTTATATTTGATCAGTACTTCTCTGAATACTCTAGGTTATCTACATTAAAGAACTCAAGAAGACTTTCTAGAGATCAAGGGGACAAGTTATCGATACTTCGTTCTAATATAGATAAGTTTATGAAGACATCTTCAGGTAGTATTGTTTCTACATACTTAACCTTTGGTGTTGATTCTCAAAACAACACATTATTTAAGCCCGAAGATTTATACACACCAATATCTTTAGTTTACAGTGGAAAGCTTATGGAGTATGTTCCTAAGTACAAAGAAACCTACTTGGAATCTTCAAATATAGCTGGTCCTTCGGCATTATATCCAGGATACTGTGATGAAAATGACAAGTGGTATGTAAAGCCAAGTTCACTAACAGGAGAGGTTGATCTAAACTACATCAGAAATGTCGTAGACCCAAAATGGACTTATATTGTTGTTGGTGAAAACCCAGTATATAATCCATCAGCATCAGACCACCAAGACTTTGAGCTTGGAGCAGATGATCAAACCAGTCTAGTTATAGAGATATTAAAACTCGCTGGGGTAACAATCAGAGAGGCAGAGGTGGCTCAAGCAGCAGCTCAGATAGATGCTGTGGATACACAAAAAGAAAATGTATAATAGATGGCACTAACA